CTTTACGACGTTCTGGAGCAGGCATTGTTGCTATACGACTTTTAAATCCTTTTTGCTGTCTATTGCTATCACGATTAGCACCGTTAGAAAGAAACAAGCTAGTATATTTACGCTGAGGTTCGTTTTTAGGTTGTCTAGTAGCAGCAAAATTTGCAGATTTTTTTTCTTCACCTATGGTATTATTAGAACTTGTTTTGTTTAAATTCTCAATGATTTGGGAAATGAGTTCTGGTGTTATAGGAATAGTTTTTCCATCTTTATCTGAGTTTTCATCTGCTGTATTACTTTCAGCAGGTTCTGTAGCCTTTTCATTTATTGCAGGTTCCGTATTTTCACTATCTAATTCGCTTAAAATAGCATCAACTTCAGCAAGAATTTCTTCATTACTAATGGTATCTGGAATATCTTCTCCATTTTCTTTACGAGTCTTACGTTTTTCATCTATACTAGTAAATACTTTTGCAATAAGCTCGGCAAGTTGTTCTTGAGTAAGTTTCATTTTTTATTACCTCCTATTTGGTGTTGGGATAATCTCAAAAATTATCTCTGACATTTTAGTTTTTTTAGTATTTTTTTGTGGCAATTGTTTTATATTATTTTGCAAATTTTGTTCTGTTTGTGTAGTTAATTCCCAAAATGGACTAAGAATATTAACTAGTTCTTTTATTACTTCAATAAATGGTTTTAGCGTATCCAGTCTTGATTGAGTAATATTTCCAGATTTCACTTCTTTTTTTAATGTTTCTGCTAATGATTTTACTTCATTAATTTTGGCTTGGTCATTCATAGCCCAATTAACAATAGAAACTTCCCATAGCCTAATTTCTCTCAAATGACGAATACCTTTATTATCGAAATCAGAAGTAATAATATCGTAACCAATAGATAATTCATTTAAAACGCCATCTTTTAATAATGTTTGAATATCACGACCTTTTTGAGTATTACTGATTTTTCCACGGATATATAAGCCTTTATCGTCTTCACGAAGTTCAAGTGGTTTGCCAATAGGAAGTTCAAAATCATCATGCTGAGATAAAATCTTGATACGGTCAAAATCATTTATTATTGTTTTAGCAAAAGCACCTTTTTCAATGATATCATCTCCATCATCTCTGTTTCCAAATACAGCAGCATATCCAGAAAATTCACCGCTTTCATTAGTGCTTTCTAACTCAAATTTAAATGCTTCATATTCACGTGTAATGGCTTTTTGCTTTGATGATATGTTAGTAACTTGTTCCTCATCATTTGTCATATGTCTCCCTCCTTTCTTAGAGATGTCATTTAAAAATCACCATATGTTAGATAACAACGACAGTTAATAACTTCTTCAGGACGAGCATCATTTGGGTCTTTTGGAAATCTCAGACCATTTGAGAATTTAGCATCAATATCTACTGTTTCTCCTTCTAAAGCAATATGATTTGGTCCATGCGAACCATCACGTGGATTTTTCTGTGGTCTATGATGCCAAGTTTTTGTTCTGGCACCTGCTGATTTCATCATATCGAATTGACCTGTTGCTAGTGCTGTCATTGTTTCTTGACAAGCAATCAATTTCACTCGTGCTTTAGAAGAATTTTGCATTTCAGTTTGTATCGCCTTTTTTAGAGTAGCTTGGCTAATACCATCAGAAACTCCTCTAGCGATAATTTCTGCAATTTTATTTTTTGTGGTTTGTTGGATACCAACAATACGTTTTCCGCCATTGATTTTTGCAGCAGATACAAACTCTGGTCGTTCTATATCAAACAGTCTATAGCTTTCCTTATTGATTGCTGCTCCATCATCATAAGTTTTTTCCCACAACGGATAGAGTAACTCTATCAATTTTTCAACTTCTTTACTCCAATCCAGTAATCCTGATGCAATACCTTCTGCAAGACGTTGCTGTTCTGTTTCTGATAACGTTGTCCAAAGTTCTTGGTTAAATGTACCATCAGGTAATAGATATTCTGATAGAGGAGAAAATACAGATGACTGTTTTGCTTTTTCTGTTAATCCAAGTGCCTTTTTAATTGCAATTTGTTGATTAACAAAATATTTTTCTACTGCTAACTCAAATAAAAGCGTATTTTCTTGTATAGCTTTGGTCTCTTTTTCAAACATATTGGAGGTGTCTATCTGTCGTGACTTTTCCTCATAGTTTTCTTCAGGAAATTTTGTTGCATCTTTTTGCAGCAATAATTGTGACACTTCTGCAGGATTATCAGTTTCTTTTAAAAATAAGTCATTCACAGAAACTTTAAATACATCTCCATCTTTCATATCAGGAAGGTCTATTAATCTACGAGCTTCATTTTTTGTAATAATCCCAGCATTATAGGCTTCTAATGCTTTTGTTTTATCAAAGTCTTTATCATAGGGAATTACAGGGTTATATCTCCATACAAGCCCATCACCAAACAATGGTAGTAATTGTGTATTAATTGCTTGCTCTCGCATTTTAATTCTTGGTGTAAGAACATTTTTTGCATAAATATATTGTGCAGAGTCAGCAGTAGCTCGATTACTGTTTTCAGTAATACCCATAATTTCACGTGGTACACCGAAATGTTCTAGTACAGCATCCCTCATAGCAATTCGACTTTCAATGAAACCAAGATTTTTGCCATCACTACTTCCTAACTCTTTTACGTCAACATTACCCGATAATGCTGCTGCTCTGTGGCTATTTTCTACCCCTTTGTGTTTTTGGTTCCATCGTGCCATAAAAGCATTTCTTTGTTTGTTTGTAGCGTCAGGCATAAGAAACACAACGGGTGGTGTGGCATCATTGTAGAAAAATCTTTTTTGAAACTTTGCAGCATACTCATCAATTTCTACTTCATCAGCAATACTTTCTGCAATACCTAATCCTCTCATAAATGGGTCTAGTGGATTAAGTTGCTTCATCACAAACATATCATCAACTGGAACAGTCAATGTCATTCCGCTAGGAGAAAGTATTGTATAGCTAGGATTACCAAGATATGGTGTCATTTTTACCCAATGCGGTGGGACATTCCATAACTCTATAGGACGATTATATTTATCTCTTTCAATAAGAAAAAAACTTTCTCCAACGAGTAAAAGATATATCTCATGTAATCGCCATATTGCAGAACTTGTCATTTCATAAAGAGGATTTGGCTGTTCTATAAAATCAAGAAAACAATGATTTGTTATTTCTGTTTCTGTACCATTATCATTAACTCTTAAAAGACGACCTCCAATATTAGCAAGGTCACTTGCAATACGGTCAACAACAGCTAATCTTGGACTTTTTGAAAACATATCAAGCCACTCAGCAGTATTTTTAGAGGGAGGTTTTGCCCAGCGTGAAACAAAACTGTCATGAGCAGAACCTTTATACTTGTTCCACACTTTTCTTTTTCCAATTTCAATATTAAATATTTTCATTCTGCACCTCAACTAAATGTAAAGCCAAAATCTGGCTTTCCTTGTTCTAATTCTAAATAAGCATTTGCTGAAGCATCAACCATGTCTTTTAGCTTTCCTACAGGGAAGTTTTCCAATTGTCTAAAATAATCATCATTCCATTCAGCAATTTTTACATCAACATTGCCTGCAAGCCATTGAGAAGAAAAAGGCTCTGCACGAGTAACTTTATCTCCACTTTCAAGAGCAGTTGATACAGAAAAACCACCAAGCATACGCACAAAACTTTGTACTTGGTCTTTACCAGCCTGTCCAGGGTCTTGTGGCAATCTGATGGTTACATTACCATATAAAGCATTATCACTTTTAGCTGTATTGAGAATTAGTTGGCGTATGTCCGCACCATTTTCTCTAACATTTATTACATCTGAAACAAATATTCGTCCATTATGTCGCTTGCCAAGTAACACACCAGCAGTATATGCACTACCATCATTATGGCTATTTTTTCGCAATGCTTGTGGCATACCATCTA